CGGGCATCCGATCCTTCGGTGGATGGCGGACAACGTCACGGTGACGCGCGACCCTGCCGAGAACGTCAAGCCGGACAAGGCCAAGAGCACGGAACGAATCGATGGAATCGTGGCGACAATCATGGGATTGGACAGGGCGCTGAAACACAAGACGACGGCGTCGGTCTATGAGGAGCGCGAGCTCCTGGTGCTATAGGAGGCGGTGCTGTGGCGAACATCTTCAAGCGGGAGAAGCGCATGACGCTCTCCGAGTGGATCAACGCGCTCGATGCGATGGGTTCCGTCGAGTCGGCTTCGGGCGAGCCGGTCGGCGAGGACACCGCGATGACCTCGTCGGCGGTGGTAGCCTGCATCCGGGTCCTGTCCACGACCATCGCCATGCTGCCGTACCCGCTCTACAAGCGGCTGGACAACGGCGGCAGGGAGCCAGCCTACGACCACCCGCTCTATGCCCTGCTCCACGACAGCCCGAACAACTACCAGACGGCCTACGAGTGGCGACAGCAGCTCATCACGCACGTCCTGCTCCACGGAAACGCCTACTCGCTCATCGTGCGCGACGGCGCCAGCGGGCGCATCACGGAGCTCCTGCCTTTCACCTATCCCGCCAACATGGAAGTGTCCCTGGTCGGCAACGAGCCGGTGTACCGCTACAGGCTCCAGAACGGCAGCGTGTCGCAGCACCTCCAGAGCGAGGTCCTGCACATCCGCGGCATGAGCTCGAACGGCCTGCTCGGCCTCGCGACACTCGACAAGTCCCGCGACACCATCGGCCTATCGCTGGCGCTGCAGAAGTTCGCCTCGAAGTTCTTCAAGAACGGCGCGAACATCGGCGGAGCGCTCGAGCACCCGGCGACGCTGTCGAAGGACGCGGCCGACCGGCTCCGCGCCGGCTGGGAGAAGGCGTACTCGGGCAACAACAACGCCTTCAAGGTCGCCATCCTCGAGGAGGGCATGAAGTACTCCAAGTTCGGGGCCACGCCGGAGGAGGCGCAGGCACTCGAAAGCCGCAAGTTCCAGACGCTCGAGGTGTCCCGCATCTTCGGGGTCCCGCCGCACATGATCGGCGACCTGGAGCGCGCGACCTTCTCGAACATCGAGCATCAGGGCATCGAGTTCGTGACCTTCTGCCTTATGCCGTGGGCGAAGAACATCGAGCAGCGCACGGCGAAGCAGCTCATTGACGCGTACGAGCGCAAGGAATACTTCGCGGAGTTCACGATGGCGGCCCTCATGCGCGGCGACTACAAGAGCCGGCAGGAAGGTCTGAACATCATGCGCCAGAACGGCATCATCAACGCCGACGAGTGGCGCGCGTTGGAGAACTTCAACCCCATCGGCGGCAAGGAAGGCACGCTGTACCTCGTCAACGGCAACATGATCCAGGTCGGCGCGGAACCGCCCAAGCCGGAGCCGCCCGTGGAGCCGGACCCGAAGAAGGAAAAGAGCAAGGACGACCGAGCGTTCGCCGTCCTCGTGAAGGATGCGGACGACCGCATCAGGAAGCGCGAGGAGGCCGATAGGAAGCCGGACCCCGCACGACACGCAGAGTTCGTCCGCACGGTGCTGGAACCCATCTATACGGCATTCGACCGGCAAGGGCTGGACGAGGCGGTGTCGGCGCGCTGCGAGTGGCTCAAGGAAGGAAGTGGAAACCGTGGAACGTGAGATCAGAACGGTCGGCATCGAGGAACTGGAAGTCCGAGCCGACGACAACGGCACCGGCATCCGGGGCTACGCCGCCGTGTTCGACAAGATGAGCGTCCCGCTTTACGGGTTCCGCGAGAAGATCGCGGCCGGGGCGTTCAAGTACAGCCTCGAGCACAAGAAGCGGATCCTCGCGCTGTGGAACCACGACAGCAGCCTCCCCATCGGCTCGACCGACGGCGGGCAGTTGAAGCTGTCCGAGGACACGCGCGGCCTATTCTTCGACCTGGAACCCATCGACACGACGACCGGGCGCGACGTGAAGGAGATGATCCGCAGCGGTGTGGTCAAGGGCGTGTCGTTCGGGTTCGTGGTCAAGAAGGACCAGTGGGACCAGACGGACCCGCGGAACGTCGTGCGCACGCTGCTCGACGTGGACCTGATCGAGATCAGCCCCACCGCCTTCCCGGCCTACCCGCAGACGAGCGCTGCGGTCCGGTCGGAGGAGGAAGTCTATCGGTCGTTTCTGGCGGCGCAGGAGCGCAGTGCCGGTGAGGATAAGCAGAGCGAAGGGCAGCAGGAGCCGCTCGACGTGATGCAGGCAGAAATCGAAATCATGAAGATGTACGGAGGTACAAAGCAGTGATCAACATGCTCAAGTCCAAGCGGATCGCCCTGCTCGACCAGGCCAGCAAGCTGGTGGATGTCGCCAAGAGCGAGGGCCGCGCCTTCTCCGGCGAGGAAAAGACCAACTACGACAAGATGATGGACGAGGTCCGCAACTTCAACGGCCAGATCGAGATGCTCGAGAAGGCCGAGGAAGTCCGCAAGTCGACCATCCTCGGCGGCGCTCCGACCGACCCGCAGCCCCAGACCCGCAAGGGCTTCGCCAGCCTCGGCGAGTTCGCGCAGGCCGTGGTCCGCGGCGAAGACCCGCGTCTGGCCGAGTACCGCGCGTCCGGCATGAACGAAGCCGTGCCTAGCGAGGGCGGGTTCTTCGTGCAGAAGGACTTCGCGTCCGAGCTGATCAAGGCCGCGTTCGACACCAGCCTGCTCGGCAACAAGTGCCGCAGGTGGGGGCTCACCTCCGCCGCGAACGGCATCAAGATCCCGGCCATCAATGAGACCTCGCGCGCCGACGGTTCGCGTCGCGGCGGGATCCGTGGCTACTGGGCGAATGAAGCCGCGACCGTCACGGCCAGCAAGCCCGCGTTCTCCCAGGTCGAGCTGACGCTCAACAAGCTGTTCTGTCTCGGCTACATGACCGAAGAAATCCTCGCCGACGCTGGAGTCCTCGGAACCATGCTGTCCGAACTGTTCGCCGAGGAAATCGGCTTCAAGCTCGACGACGCGATCGTCAACGGCGACGGCGCCGGCAAGCCCCTCGGCATCATGAACAGCCCCGCGCTGGTCACGGTCTCCAAGGAAGGCGCGCAGGCCGCCGACACCGTCGTGTTCGAGAACATCGTCAAGATGTGGTCGCGCCTCATCGCCTCCAGCCGCAGCAATGCCGTCTGGCTCATCAACCAGGACGTCGAGCCGCAGCTGTACGGCATGAGCCTCGCGGTCGGCACCGGCGGCGTGCCCGTGTACCTGCCCGCTGGCGGACTCACCGGCGCCCCGCACTCGACCCTGTTCGGCCGCCCCGTGCTCCCGATCGAGCAGTGCGACACCGTCGGCGACCTGGGCGACATCGTCCTGGCCGACCTGTCCCAGTACTACCTCGCCGACAAGGGCGGGATGCAGGCCGCGTCCTCCGTCCATGTCAAGTTCATCTACGACGAGATGACCTTCCGCACGACCTATCGCGTGGACGGCCAGCCGGCGTGGAAGTCCCCGATCACCCCGTTCAAGTCCAGCAACACCCTGTCGCCGTTCGTCACGCTGCAGGCCCGGTAAGAAGGAGGAACAAGAAACATGAGCGCAAAGGGATTCTATGTCGCCGAGGAAGGCCATGTCGTCAACATCCTGCCTCCGCAGGACGTCGCGGCGGGTGTGAGCTCCGACGTGTTCAGCATGAAGGGCTACTCGCACGCCACGATCATCGTGCAGTGCGGCGCGACCAATGCCGACGCGGGGAACGTGACCATCGAGGAGTGCGACGACTTCACGCCGACCAACGACACCGCAATCACGTTCAATTACTATGCCGAGACGACCGCCGCTGGAGACACCCTCGGTGCCAAGGCCAGCGCCGCCGCGATCGACGTGTCCGCGAACGACAACATCATGTACGTCATCGAGATCGACGCGCAGCAGCTCACCGACGGGTATCCTAATCTGATCCTCAAGTGGTCCGCCTGCGGCGGCGCCACCTACGGGTCGGCCGTGGCCATCCTGTCCGGTGCCCGGTATGCGTCCGCCGAATCCGCCACCGCCATCGCCTGATCCATGAACTGACGCACGAATCGGGGGCCGTCCTTCGGGGCGGCCCCGCTTCTGCCCGGAAGGGTGCTGCCTTGAGCAGTGGAAGGAGATAACATGCCTGTTGCGAATGTGGGCTCCAAGTGGAGCGACGGCAAACTGGTGTTCTTCAACAAGGCCACCGGCACCGAGATCCTGACCATCGACAGTGACGGCGACATCGAGCTCGGCACCGAGCAGTGCATCGCCGGCCAATACTTCACCGTCTCGTTCCCGAACATCGCCCAGACCGACGTGGCGAAGGCGTTCTTCGTCGCTCCCGCTCCCTGCACGCTGGTGTCCGCCATCGAGACCCACGGTACCGTGTGCGACGCCGGCGACACGCTCACGATCGAGAAGTGCAACACCGGCGAGGACGCCGGCGCCGGCGACGTCATGCTGGCGGCCGCGTGGACCATGAACAGCACGGCCAACACGCCCGTCTCCAAGGCGGCGCTCACGACCGCCGCGGCCTCGATGGTCGCCGGCGACACGATGATGCTCAAGTTCGCGTCCGGAGACGGCACGAACTACGCCGAGGGCTGCGTGACCTGCCTGTTGAAGTGGCTGTAAGGCCGTAGGAGGGTGCCATGACTTACAAGGTCACGGTTCCGGTAGTCACTGAACCGCTGTCCTTGGCGGTCCTCAAGAGCCACCTGCGGGTCACGTCCGGCGACGAGGACGCGCTGCTCGACAGCATGATCGTGTCCGCGCGCGAATGGTGCGAGAGCTACACGGGGCGCGGGCTGGCGCGGCAGACGGTCGAAGTCTACCTGGACTACTGGGAAGACGAGATCGAGCTGCCGCTCCCGCCTCTGGCGAGCGTGACGAGCATCAAGTACAAGGACAGCGCAGG